GATGTATAGGATGTATCCCAACATGGGCAAACGTGATGAACGCTGTGAACATGAGTGGCAACAGGTGTCTGGTGATGCGGTGCGTACCTATCTATCACGCAAGAAGAAGCAGACTAAACGTTCTAGGCATATGACTAGAGGCGAAGCTATCAAGGATTTACCTGATGTCTATCGTGTTAAAGAAATAGCATTAGCTACACCTGAAACTGTATGGTGGGTTCCTACTAGAGCATGGCGTAATACATTGCTACGTGAGCTAATCCAGATAGAGCTATTCCCTATTCCAAACATAGCTCTCAATGCGTCACTTGATCCATCCAATACACAGGATGAGGAGGACAGTTTGATTGCTGATGGTTGGAACATCATGTACTTTGGTGATGATACAAAGTATGCAGGTAAAGGTGAAGCATTCAAGTGTCCTAAGACATGGAAGAAAATGTCTGGACATTGCGCTGTATGTAAGGCAGGATGCTTTAGTCAGACTACTATAGGCAAGCGAGTGACAGTTCACTTATCATCTCACTAAGTCCAACATTGGACCTAACATTGGAGAAAGTACAATGGAAATAACCAAAGGTAGTACAATAGCAGTATGGTTTTCTTGTGGATCAGCATCAGCAGTAGCTAGTAAATTAATCGTAGAAAAGTATGGGGATACATGCGATATAAGGATACTGAATAATCCTGTAGTGGAAGAGCATGAAGACAACCTAAGATTTCTTAAGGATGTACAGGATTGGCTAGGTCATCCTATAGAAAGTGTTGTTAATCCAGACTACCCTACAGCATCAGCAATGGATGTATGGCAAAAGAAACGCTACATGTCTGGCGTAGCAGGTGCACCATGTACACTAGAACTTAAGAAACGTGCTAGACAGCATTGGGAAAATAACAATCATGTGGATTGGCACGTGTTAGGATTTACTTCTGAGGAAGTTAAGAGACACGAAAGATTTACACTTACAGAAAGGAGTAATGTTATACCTATACTTATCGAAGAGAACTATTCTAAACAGGATTGTTATGATCACCTATTGCGTGATGGAATAGAACCACCTGTTATCTATAAGTTAGGATATCCTAATGCTAACTGTATAGGATGTGTTAAGGCAACGTCACCTACATACTGGAATCACGTTAGGTCTGTACATCCAGATGTGTTTGAACAGAGGGCAGTACAGTCTCGTGACATAGGTACTAGGTTAGTGAGACATAAAGGAAAGCGTATCTTTCTAGACGAGCTACCTAGTGATGCTATAGGTAGACCAATGAAGAACTTAGACTTTGAATGTGGCATCTTTTGTGAGGAGATAAAGTAAATGAGTACGTATAAATCATCTATATCTTACATGCGTAATAAAATTGGTCCGTTATCTGAGGCTAGTAATGAAACTTTATGTAGATATATATGTTATTTAGAGGTAGAGTTGGTAGCATTGGAAAAAGATTTTACTGATAAGGAGTCAGCACAATGAGTTTACATCCACAGATAGCAAGTCAGTTAGAGGACATAGTTGATGACCTCATGGCAGAGGGCTATACAGAAGAGGAAGCTATTGATATAGCATGGACTAGGTTTAATGGTTGGAGCGAGGTGAAAGCAAAATGATATACAACAAGGAAGCTAGGGAATATATAATGAATTATTTCGTTATGATGTACAAGTGTTGGAGATGTGGGGAAGAGTGGTGTATGGGACATGACTGTGCTTGTGATGACCGCTGTCCAGAATGTGACGCTACGAATGAATACGTAGCTGTAGAAGAGGTTAACTTTTTAGGAGTGAAAGCAAAATGACTAGCTGTAATAAGTTCATAGGCTGGCCTGACCAAATGCATACCAAGTATTCTGTGGTTGAGATACCATACGAAGCTACAAAAGACTGGATACTAAATATTCACTATGCCAAGCGTATGCCATCTATCAGCTATGCTTATGGTCTGTACCTTTACGATGAGATGGTAGGCATGGTGTCTTATGGTAGCCCTGCTTCACCTGCTTTATGTAAAGGTATCTGTGGTGAGGAACACCGGGCTGATGTCATTGAATTGAACAGGCTTGTTCTCAAGGACAACCTACCTAATGAAGCTAGTTTTTTGGTAGGTAAATCACTGAAGCTACTGCCACAACCTAAAGTGGTGGTGTCTTACGCCGACACTGCTCAAGATCATTTAGGTATTATCTATCAAGCTACCAATTTTCTGTTCACTGGTACAACTAAAGCCCGGACAGATATAGCAGGTAAGGATGGTAAGCATTCACGGCATCACTTAGGGGATAAGACTAAACGTATACCTCGTAGTGCCAAACACAGATATGTATATTTTATCGGTAACAAAAAGCAGAAGAAAGTATTACGTAATGCTTTACGGTATGAGATACATGACAACTACCCTAAATTTTGAAAGGATTATTATAATGACTATAGACCACATAGGTAACAGTTCACTGGCGTATGACTCAATCAGCAATGTACTGAGACATAAGGACAAGATCAGTCATGCACATAAAGTGGAGACAGGAGCACCTGTACCACTGGAAAAGAAAGACACTATACAACCATCAAAGGAGGGGCTAGGCAAGCACATCGATATTACTACTTGACACTATTAACAAACAATAATATATTAATCATATAATTAACATAGGAGATTATTAAAATGGCTACAACATCAACACTTATCGTAAGAGTAAACCGTATCACTAACGCTAGAAGCATAGTGGAAGCAGACAACAAAGCTACTGCATCAGGTGGTGATACACGAGGTAGGTTGTATCAGGTGTACAAAGGTAGAAGTATTCCTTTCATCCATAAGGACATGGTGCAAGGTGTACGTGATGGCAGAACAGGCAGGTTTGTTGCCTAGTAATTAGGTCCAACATTGGACTTAACAATTAAGTGATCTTAGTATAGGGATGGTGATTATGAAGATACGTAGAGTAAACCCAGTAGCAAAGGCAGTAGCTCGTAATCGCCCCCGTACTCAGGTTATACCTAACAAAAAAGGTAAAGGTTCATATAACAGAAAGAAAGGACGAGAGGATGCAGTCTCAGTCACAATATCAAAAGATGCGTATAACAAAATTAACAACACCGAAACCTAAACGTGACGATTGGAAACGCGAGAGGCGTAAGTTACGTAGAGCAAAACAACAAACACAACAGATTGGACAGTAACATGATGAACACATATGGACACGCAGAGTTTGACATAGACTATGTAACAACAGAGCGATCAGACAAACACAAGTATGTCATTCGTACTGACACAGATGAATGTATTGGTATGGTCAACAGTACCTACACTGGTACGTCACATCCAGATTACTTTGGTAAGATGCGTGAGCAGTGGATGAACACACTGCAACCTGAGAAGTATGACATCAAGACTAGGACAGCAGGTAATGGGGCATGGGCATTGGAAACAGTTACCTTCCCTGACCTCAAAGGTGTGGTTGAAACTAAGAAGCATAAGACAGAGACAGCTATGCAGTTGAACTACTGGCACAGTATCAATGGCAGTACGTCTAACAACTTTGTAGGTGGGCTGATAGATTTCTTCTGTACGAATGGTATGGTAACAGGTGACTACTCTGTGTTGAAGAAAAGAAACACAAAGAACTTTGACCTGTCTACCTTTGCTGATAAGGCAGGTGGTATGATTGCAGGATACAGTGAGCATAACGCATGGTGTCAGAGACTGGCTGAGAAGGAAGTAGGTGTAGTTTCTGTAGGTATGATGATTGATTCACTAATGCCTTATCGTAAAGCTACAAAGATGATGCAATCAATACACAAGGAGATAGAGGTTAGAGGCTGTAACATGTGGGCTGTGTACTCAGCTATGACACAGTACGCTACTCACAGTGACAGGTTTGAGTTTCGTAAGACCAACAATGATACTCAGGTACAGCGTCAGTTTAACCGCAACCTAGAGGTAGCTAAGTGGGTAGAACACCCATCATTTTTAGAGATGGCTGCCTGATATGTTGGATGGTGATAAAGAAAACTTACTTAGCTGGTGGTACAGCCTACCTGATAACTGGGCAGGTTCATACAAAGAGGATGACAGAGGTGTGGTCACACTCACAGTATTTAAAAAACCATCAGCAGATAGTACGAAAGAAAGTATAAACAATCAACTACAACGTGCTAGAGGTAGAGCACCTAAGAAAGAGTATGGAGGTTACGATGGACAAGATCCCACTAAGTATGGAGATTGGCAACACAATGGTAGATGTACAGATTTTTAAGGCAGTACATTTATGATAGGTGAAAGTATACTAGCAGTAGGTGCTACGATTACGTGCCTTGCCCAGAACATTTACTTTGAGGCACGTGATCAACCTACAGTGGGACAGATGGCAGTAGCCTATGTCGTACTGAACAGGGTGCACCATCCTGCATGGCCTGATACAGTGTGTGATGTCATACGTGAAGGGCCAACATACAGTTGGAAGCAGGACTATCCTATCAGGCATAGATGCCAGTTTAGTTGGTACTGTGATGGTAAGCCTGATATACCTAAAGACCAACGTGCATGGAACAGGGCAGTGTCTGTAGCAGAGGAGGTGTACTATTCATATGGTTTAACAATCAATGTAGTGGATGGTGCTACCTTCTATCATTCAGTGGACGTTAGTCCTGCATGGAATAGAGAGTACATTACAACAATAGAAGATCATATATTTTATAGATAGGAGATGATACATGGGAAAGTTTAGAAGAACACACGTTACTATTAAAGAAGAACAGATTGACAGGATTTTAAAGTTTTTAAATAGGTCTAACACTATGGTAAACTACATTCGTAATACCCACGATGTAAGATTGTCTGATGTACGTAGATTAGAAGAAGGTATGGATGAACTTGCAGACATGTTTCATTTGTACATACCAGACTATGATCATACAGGAGGTTATATAGAATCGTATGATAGAATTTATGTTAGAAAACCAGAGCAAGAAGAACTGGATATAGTAACATGAACTTATTTTTTATAGACAGATGTCCAATCAAATCAGCACAGCAACTGTGTGATAAGCATGTAGTCAAGATGGTGTTGGAGACTGCCCAGATGTGTAGCACTGCTATGCATGAGTGGGGTTTTGCACGACACCTAAAGCATGTATATAAATCTGCCTACAAGAACCATCCTATGACTGTGTGGGTTAGGGATAACGAACATAACTTTGCATGGGCCGTGAATCATGGCCTTGAGATAGGCCGAGAGTATACACGTAGGTATGGTAAGGTACACAAAAGTACCGCAGTACTAGCAGAGATGGATGATGGGTGGGTTAACGATGATTATAATGCACACACCACACCACCACAGTGTATGCCAGATGAGTTCAAGTGTGACGATTACGTAAAAGCATACCGTGCATACTACCGCAAAGATAAAGCACACATACTACAGTGGACAGGCAGACCTGTACCAGAATGGGTTGGAGCTTGACATGGAATGGGAAATAATATATTTATTAATGGGTCTTTTAATGGCTGTTACATTTTGAAAGGAGAATAGGATGGATAAGCCTTGGCATAAACAAAGAATACCTGATGCGTTCTTTAGAGATGAGATTGAACGTAGGTTCTGTGCGCTAACTTCTCATGTACAAGAGGAAATAAAGTCTAGGTTTACTAGACCATACTCACTTAACATAATAGAGTTCGGTGAGCAGCTAGATCGTGTTCTCTTAGAGGAAGACATTGAAACATTTACAAACTGGAAGGGAGGCTGAGACATGCCTAGATATGAAGTGTGCGTACTGGTAGAGCTACCTCACAATGAGGAGGTAGATGAGCTAGAGTACATGGTAGATGTGTCACACAATATGGTGGAGACACTACAATTAGATACCATACCTAAGTTAGTACACTATGCACTTGACCATGCACGTGAAGATTATCCACACTCACGAGTGGAATTAGAATTTATAAAGGAGATACAATATGTTCACTAATAAACTTACTAAGATACTATATATGGTAGTGCTAATGGTAGTGCTACCTCTCACTGCATATGCACAGAACCCTGCACCATGTAGAGACAGGGAACAGGTGATTAAATTTTTAGAGGGTGCACATGGAGAGGAGCTTATCTTTAGAGGTATATCCGGGCGTGGTCACATCACCCTGATACATTACAACAGCAAGACAGGCACATGGACTGCTAGTATTATCAGACCACAGAACCCCACAATGATGTGTGGTGTGGATGTAGGTAGTACAGGTGAGCTTATTGCCAATGGTGATGGTAGTACACTACAGAAAAAGAAGAAGACATGGTAGAGGATAGGGCATACAGTAATAGTATCTTTGAGATGGTATGGAATGCAGCCCATCACGATCCTGATTATGGTGAGCAACATGCATCAGTGGTTGCATCCATGCACAAGATACCTATAACTACGCTTATGAAAGTAGTGCGACATGCACAACGTACACCTAAGTCTGTAGAGTGGAACAGAGTCAGTGGTAACTTTACTTAATAAAGGATATACATTATGTTAGATGACCATGAAGGAACAAGAACAATAACTAAAACCCCATTGTACACATTCGACTGGTACATAAAATGGGTAGCAAGCATACTACTTACAGTAGGCATGGTGCTTACTGCTAATAATATCTTTCCTGTCAACCTAATCTTTCATGCAATTGGTATTGCAGGATGGTTATGGGTGGGGTTGTTATGGAATGATAGGGCGTTGATCTTTATCAACACATTTTCTTTAGCTATACTCACTAGTAGTTTAGTTAAGATATACATACTTTAAAGGAGGTAATCTATGAAGACAACTATATTAACACTATTACTAACATATCTTGTTGCATCTACATCAATGGGTTTAGCAGCAGATCGTAAGCAAATAAGAGTAGTGGGTTCATCTACAGTGTATCCATTTGCAACTACAGTTGCTGAGAACTTTGGTAAGCAAACTAAATATAAGACTCCTGTTATTGAAAGCACTGGATCTGGAGGAGGAATGAAGATATTCTGTTCTGGTATGGATCTAAGGTATGCTGATGTAACGAATGCATCTAGGCGTATAAAAAAGAAAGAGTATGATAAGTGCATTAGTAATGGCGTTAGAAATATACTAGAAGTAAAGGTTGGGTATGATGGTATAGTTCTAGCTAACAGTAAAAAAGCTAAGAAATTTAGTATGTCTTTGAGGGATGTCTTTCTTGCACTAGCAAAGGACATACCTACAGAGGATGGTAAGACTATACCCAATCCATATACAACATGGAAGCAAATAAATCCTATGTTACCTGCTACAAAGATAGAAGTAATAGGCCCACCACCAACGTCAGGAACACGAGATGCTTTCGTTGAGTTGGCTATGGAAGGTGGTTGTAAAACATTCAAGTGGGTTAAGGCAATGAAGAAGACAGATAAGAAAGCCTACAAGTCTTTGTGTCATACCATACGAGAGGATGGTGTGTACATAGAAGCAGGAGAGAATGACAACATGATTGTTCATAAACTTGTAGTAAGTAAGAATATACTAGGTATCTTTGGCTTTAGTTTTCTTGACACAAATCAAGACAAAATACAAGGTAGTATAATTCAAGGCAACAAACCTACCTTTGATAACATTTCTACTGGCAAGTACCCTGTATCAAGACCCTTGTACTTCTACGTTAAAAAGAATAACATGGGTATCATTGGAGGACTACGAGAGTATGTAGAAATGTTTACCTCTGACAAAGCATCTGGTCCTGAAGGGTATCTCACTGATAAAGGACTGATACCTTTAGGTGATGTTGAACGTAGCAAAAGAAGTAAAGCTATTAAAACATTAGAAAACTTGGTAATGTAATAAATACTAGGAGGAATAACAATGAGAGCGATACCACTAAAGAAGTTGGTCAAGCTATACTTACAGTCATCTGAGTTTAATCGCTTACGTGATCAAACAAAGTTAGACTATACTAGGTTCTTAAAGATATTGACAGACACGTTAGGTGAAACAACTGCATCTGTCGTATCAGGTAAGGACGCAAGGATGGCGTATGAAGAATGGGTTACACGAGGCATACACCTAGCTAATCATGTGGCAGCAGTAGCTGGCATTGTGTACAGGCATGGTCAGGACATGGAGTATGTTAAGAATAATCCATTCACGCTAGTAAGGAAGCTATCACCTACTGCACGTAACACAGTATGGACACAGGATCAGGTGCGTCAGTTTCTTGATGTAGCCTATGGTGACTTTGTGTATCGTAATGTAGGACTGATAGTGCAGATGGCCTATGAGTGGTGTCAACGTGTAGGTGACATGCGTATGTTGATATGGGATAGTATTGACTTCAATACACGTAGACTAAAACTGTTACAGTCTAAGCGTGGTGCAGAGGTACAGCTACCCATATCAGATGCGTTACTTGATATGCTTACAGAACAACGACAGGACTTTGACTTCCAGAAATATGTAGCACCTATGCCTACACCTTATGGTGGTGAATACAAACCATTCTCAATGGAACGATTGTCCAAGATAGGTAGAAAGATAATGCGACAGGCTAAACTACCAGATGAATTACGCTTGATGGATCTGCGAAGAACTGGTACAACTGAAATGGTAGAGGCAGGTGTGCCATTGCCACAGATTATGTCAGTGACAGGTCATGCTAATCCACAGTCGGTGAAGCCTTACATAAAGAATACTTATCTTAGTGCTAACAGTGCGCTGACTGCACGACAACAGTTTAAGGAGGATTGATATGACAGAATATACAAAACAGTACTATGCAAACAATAAAGAAAAGATACTTAAAGTTAACAAATTATATTATCAAAATAATAAAGAAAAAGTATTGGAGTCAGCCAAAGAGTATCGATTAAAAAATAAAGACAAGATACGTGTGCAAAAGCACGAATATCGTAAGGAAATTCAAAACGTTAATAAGCACTCAGATATACGTACAGCATTTTTAACAAGAAGAATAAGTGCAATGAAAAGTAGGCATGACTCTGTGACATTAACACCTGAAGAACTACTAGAATTAATACCTAAAGATTTAAAGTGTCCTGTATTTGGAACTAAGTTCACATTCGGTATGCAATCTACCTCGTTAGATAAACAAAGGGCTATGACTGTAGATAGAATAGATAATAGTAAAGGCTATCATAAAGATAACGTGGTAATTATTTCTTTTAAAGCTAATGCTATGAAAAGTTCAGCCACACTTAAGGAGCTATACCAAGTTGCAGATTTTTATTATAAACTAGAAAAAAGGAGTGCGTAGTATGAAAGAGAGATATGTAGCAGCAGGTTTAGAGTATATTGCAGAAGATGTACATTTGTACCTAGCCTTGCACGATGGTTTTAAAACTAAGTTACAAGCTGAAAGAATAGTAGATCGTTTATACGATGATGATCAAGTTCTAGAATGTAAAATATTTAGTGTATCTGAACTACAAGAAGGACGCGAGGATGGTAACACAATAAAATCTGAAGATATAGTATATCGTAGTGTAATCTAATGCTTGAATATCTCACAGGCTTAGACATCACTGATGGTAGTTCTGTACGTATGGATTGTCCTGAATGCAAAGGACGTAGGACATTCACTGTGTCCAATCTAAATGGACAGCTACTGTGGAACTGTTACAAGGCAGGATGTAGTATCAGTGGTGCTAACAGGGTAAGCATGTCTGCCACTGCTATACAGGACAAGCTAAACAAAATAGTAAAGGTAAAGGACACTAGCTTTGACATGCCCATGTATGTAGTGCCAGTGCCTGTACCTACTGATGCCCCTGTCTATGAGTATGCAAGTGAGTGGGGTCTTAATGTAGCAGAGCATGGTCTGATGTATGATATACGTGAGCATCGTGTTGTGTTTCCTGTAGTACATAATGGTATTACAGTTGACGCTACAGGCAGGGCATTGGGTAAGAGGATACCTAAGTGGAAGCGATATGGAAATAGTGGGTTGCCTTACGTACATGGTTGTGGTAAGGTAGCTGTTGTTGTAGAGGATTGCGTTAGTGCAGCAGTTGTTGGAGGAGATCGACATACAGGGGTAGCTTTAATGGGAACCTCCATGTCCAACGAACAGAGGCAATACCTAGCGCAGTTCTCTACAGCAGTAGTAGCATTAGATCCTGATGCATCAAAGAAAACTTTAGCAATAGCAAAGGAGTTACGAAGTGTAGTTAATAATGTAAAAGTCCTACGTCTACAGGACGATATAAAGTATAGACACAAGAAAGATATGGACGCTCTTAATGAACTATGAAAGGATGAGCTATGGAACTTTCACTTATACGAAGCCTTATGGAGAAGCAATTCTACGAGGAACACAGGGGTTCACGTTGCCCTATGAAACTATTCAGCAAGGACATACAGAAAGTTAAACGTGTAATAGATAAAGCAATGGATGACTATGATCGCAGTGTCTCACCAGATGAAGTTGAGGCACTTTTTTTATCAGACAATCCAACACTGACTACAGCACAGAAGCAACAGTACTCTGCTTTGTTTGGTCAGATTAAAACACAACAGCCTATGGGTAAGGACATAGCACAAGAGGTACTGTCTAAGTTATTTCAGCAGGTGATTGGTGAAGAGGTTGCTAACTTAGGTTTCGACTTTGTTAATGGATCACTCAAAAGTCTACAGCCACTACGCAATCTGCTTGAGGTACATGGTGATGACTTCATACCTAAGTTACAGGTACAATGGGAAGACATGAACATGGACAGGATACTTGATGAGGGTGACTTACAAAGCAAGTGGACCTTCAACATACCTAGCCTTGCACGTAAGGTTCCGGGTGTGAATGCAGGTCAGCTTATTGAGATAGGTGCTAGGTCTAACACAGGTAAGACTAGCTTCCATGCCAGCTTGGTTATGGGGCCAGATGGTTTCGCAGATCAGGGTGCTAAAGTTATTGTGCTCTGTAATGAAGAAACACCTACTCGTGTAGGCCACAGGTATCTGACATGTGCGGTAGGTACAGACTCAGTAGGCATACGTAAGGACAAGGCTAGGCATCTAGCTACATACAGATCCAAGTCTCGTCACCTCAAGTTCAAGGATAGCACAGAGAAAGACATGGCATGGGTGGAGTCAGTATGTAAATACTACAAGCCTGACATCATCATGCTGGATATGGGTGACAAGTTTACATCCACAGCTAACTCTGCCAGTATACATGAAGTACTTAAACAGAATGTCATGTACGCTAGACAGATAGCAAAGCAACAGGAGTGTGCTGTGTTCTATATGTCACAGTTATCTGCTGAAGCTGAAGGTAGAGTAGTACTCAATCAATCTATGATGGAAGGTTCTAAGACAGGCAAGGCAGCTGAAGCTGACCTCATGCTCCTGATTGCAAGGAACCCACCAACAGAGAACCAGACTGAGGAAGACACACAGAGACATATTAACATTGCAAAAAACAAGTTGACAGGTTGGCATGGTATGGTAACTTGTGAGTTTGATTATAAGACAGCATTGTTTTCAGCATAAGGAGGTTAAACATGGTTAATATATTCACACCTAAGAAGGATGCAGATGAGCAGATCTTCTTTCCATTTGGTCCTGTTATGGGCTACAAGAAACTAAGTCCTGAGTTTGTAAAGAACATGAATAGTTTCTATGAAGAGGAACCTGATCTACAAGACTATTCAGATAACTTAGTAGGTAAGGTAGGTCAGGAGCTACACTTCAGTGAAGCAATGAGAGATCTGTTCTTGAATGAAGTCAAAGACTTTATAGGTAGGTACAATCAGACAGCTACTATAAGAAACTCATATGGTAGAAACAGATTGAATACAGATAACTTTGAGTACAGTATGCAGTTCGTATCTGGTTGGTTAGTCAGGCAGTTTGAACATGAGTACAATCCAGTACACCTACATACAGGATGTCGTATGTCCTGTGTTGGGTATCTGAAACTACCTGAAGGTATCGAGAAAGAATGGGAAGAGGACTACAAAGATCATCATCCTTCTCATGGACACATACAGTTTATATCTGGTAGTGCAGGTAGCTACAGTGCTACAAACTTTATGGTAAGACCACAGGTGGGAGACTTCTATGTATTTCCTAGTGAGTTGTTCCATTGTGTGTATCCTTTCTATACTAAAGGTGAGCGAAGATCGTTTAGTTCTAACTTTAACTTTGTAGAAATTCCTAAAGGAGAGAAAAGTGAAACTGACTCTTGATGTAGAAAACACAGTAATCAAACGTGAAGGTAAGCTACAGCTAGATCCTTTCGAGCCAGAGAACACACTTGTTATGGTGGGTATGCTCGATGATCAAGGCAATGAAGACATCGTTACGTTTGATCACAGTGAAGTAGAGGCTACTCCTAATGGTCATGCTATTGTACAGAGCAAGCTAGATCAGGCTACTGTACTGATTGGTCACAACATAGGCCATGACTTAGTGTGGCTATGGGAGTCAGGCTTTACCTACAGAGGTCCAGTGTTTGACACAATGATGATGGAGTATCTGATACTACGTGGTATCAAACAACCTCTGTCATTAGAAGCATGTGCTCAACGCTACGATCTAGACACTAAGAAACAGGACACACTCAAGGCTTATCTCAAGCAAGGTGTATCAGTACGTGATGTACCACATGCTGAGTTAGCTGAGTATCTAAGTGCTGACCTACATGCAACACAACAACTGGCACATGAATTGCGTATCAAGCTAGTAGGTACAGAGGCTAGTGGTATGCATAATGTAGTGCAACTAACTAATCAGATGGTTATTGCATTAGCTAAGATCTACACGAGAGGTTTTAACGTAGACATTACGGCACTTGAAGGTGTACGTATTGCATTTGAGGAAGAAAGAAAGGAGGTACTGTCATACTTAGAAACTAAAGTAAGGGAATTAATGGGAGATGTACCATTAAACTTAAGCAGTCCAGAGCAATTATCCACTCTGATATACAGTCGCAAGCCTGTAGATAAATCCATTTGGATTAATAAGTTTGATCCGTACATGGGGCAGACTGCTTTCAAACAACTGGTCAGGGAAGAAACTGACATAGTGTACAAGTCATATGTAAAGCGGTGTGCTGATTGTTATGGGTCAGGTAAAATAAGAAAGGAGAAAAAGGATGGGACACCATACGCCAAAATGTCAAAGTGTAACTCGTGTGATGGCAATGGGTATCATGTTCTGCCTACTAGTATTGTTGGTGGTTTAAAGTTTAATGCTCCCAATGCTAAGTGGGCTACAGCTAATGGGTTCTCTACTAACAGAAAGAACTTAGAGCTACTAGCAAACTCAGCAAGAACTAAAGGCATGACTGATGCATTAGAGTTTCTTGAGAAGGTACAAAGGCTATCTGCATTGGATACTTATCTATCCTCATTCGTTGGTGGGATAGCTAACAATGTGAAAGCTGATGGTAAGTTACACGTAAGACTTAACCAACACATGACATCTACTGGTAGGCTAAGTGGGAAAGAGCCTAACATGCAGAACATGCCACGTGGAGGTACGTTCCCGGTCAAGCGTGTATTCGTATCGAGGTTCAATGGAGGCAAGATACTTGAAGCTGACTTTGCACAGCTAGAGTTTCGCGTAGCTGCGTACCTATCTCAAGATCCTGTAGCTATCAGAGAAGTAACAGATGGTTTTGATGTGCATTCCTACACAGCCAAGATCATTACAGATGCTGGGCAGGTTATGTCCAGACAAGATGCCAAAGCCCATACCTTTGCTCCTCTATATGGGGCTAGTGGATATGGTAGATCTAAAGCAGAGGCTACCTACTACACCCACTTCAATGAGAAGTACAAGGGTATTGCTAACTGGCACAACACTCTTGCCAAAGAAGCACTTAACACAGGCAAGATTACAACACCATCAGGTAGGGAGTTTTCTTTTCCTGATGTACAAAGAAATGCACGTGGTAGGATCAGTTACTTTACACAGATCAAGAACTATCCTGTGCAATCATTTGCTACAGCAGACATTGTGCCTGTAGCATTAATATGGATAGAGACTTTATTGAAAGGTAAAAAGTCCTGTGTTGTCAATACAGTACATGATAGTATTGTCATTGACGTACATCCAGAAGAAGAAGAACAAGTCTTAATAGCTATCGAAGATTGTAATACTAATTTAGATACATGTATTAAACAACATCTAGGTGTTGATATTAATGTACCTTTATTATTAGAATCTAAAATAGGAAATAATTGGCTTGACATTAAGGACGTTGCGTAGTATAACTATGCTCTTTTGAAAAACTATGTGAGGAGAAAAACACATGTCAATAACAACTGTAGATACAAACAACTATGACGAAATGGCTAAAGCAATGGGCATCACAGCAGATGCTGGTAGCAAGAGTAAGCAGACTAGCAATCTAGCTAGACTACGTATTGCTCATTCAGCTATTATGGGTGAAACTGAACTGAAAGGTAAGAAGGTAAATATGGAAGTGGTGTCAGGTGGACACTTCAAGTTAGAAGTACCAGACAGTAGCACTGTGTACGCACCACAGATTAAGATACGTACATTCTTACAACGCTTTATGTACAAGCGTTTCATTAAAGGTTCAGGCAATGTGCCTAATCGTTTTGTCAAGACTGTCATGGGTGAGTCCTTGTATGTCGATCTCAAAGACAACGATGGTGGGTTCAACTGTGGTAAGCCTAGTGGTTGGATCAAAGACTTCAAGGCACTGCCAACTGCACAACAGGATCTTATCAGACAGATCAAGCGCACACGTGTTGTGTTTGGTTTAGCTGATCTAGTTGATCCTATAGATGAGTCAGGTGCAGAAACTAAGGTAGGCACTACACCTTTCATATGGGAGATAGATAATCGTGATGCCTTTAAGATACTAGGTGACACATACAACTCCTTTAATAAGCAGAGATTACTACCTATCTCACATGTGCTTACTATTGGCACAGAAGAAAAGCCATTGCCTAATGGTAGTAGCTTCTATATTCCTGAAGTATCTGTTGATATGGACAACACGATTGCCCTGACATCAGATGATCAGTCTACGTTTGCTGATTTCATGGAGTGGGTAGATAGTTACAATGAGTACATTGCTACTGCATGGAATGATAAATCCAAGCGTAAGATGTCTGCTGAAGATACAGACTTAGTGAATGAGTTTGTTGACCTTGAAGATGAAGCAGTAGTGTAATGAATCATCCTGCTGAACTGGCACTAGCGCAGTACATGACAGATGCAGCCAATGGTAAAGCTGTGTTATCTGAAGATACAATAGAACGTATTGGTAAGGATGTCATGGACGCACTAGCTCGTCAGTTTGGTGGGGGCAATAAGCGTGGTGAGTTCGGCTTGAGGATGTCTAATATAGGCAGACCCTCTTGCCAACTCTGGTTTCAAAAGAACCAACCTGAGAAAGCACAGCCCCTACCCAGTAACTTTGTAATGAACATGATGTTAGGAGATATAGTAGAGGCAGTATTCAAAGGATTATTAACAGAAGCAAAGGTAGAGTATGGTGATGCTGATACAGTAGAGCTAGACTTACCTGAACAAGACACTAAGATCAAAGGTACTTATGATATAGAGATTGATGGTGCTGTAGATGATATTAAATCTGCATCTGATTGGTCCTACAGAAATAAGTTCAAAGACTTTGCTACGTTAAAAGCACATGACTCGTTTGGTTATGTAGGTCAGCTTGCAGGATATGCTACAGCGTCAGGTCTTAAACCCGGTGGTTGGTGGGTAGTTAATAAAGCAAATGGTAGCTTTAAATATGTACCAGCTAAAGGCATTGACATGATGGAAGAAATGTACCATATTAACAAGACAGTCAAGACTGTTAATAAGAATGAGTTCAAGAGATGTTTTGATGCAGTAGATGAAGTCTTTAATGGTAAACCAACAGGAAATAAAATATTAGATACTGAGTGTAGCTGGTGTTCTTTCCGCAAAACCTGTTGGCCTGAGTTGAAAGAACTGCCAGCATTGAAGTCACGTGCAAAGGAACCTAAGATAGTTTCTTACGTGCATATAGAGAAGGAGAGTAGAGCATGACTGATTTTCCTGAAGCAAGTTATCTTGAGGCAAATCCAGACGTTAAAGAAGCTGTAGAGAATGGACAGTTTCGTAATGGTAAGCATCACTACGATGCATATGGTAAAGATGAAAACAGAAAGGGGTTAGAAGAATGGACACAGAGTTAACAGAATTAGAAAATGCAATCAGAGAAGCTGAATCACAGCTATCTGAAATGAAACGTGAGTACAAAGAGAAGCGTACTGCTTCCTTACGTGCTGCATTAGAGGCTAGGAAAGACATAGACTCTACGATACGTGAGGAGCTAAAGACATTAGGTTATAATATAAATAACACAGGCTCTGGTGCATTTTCATTCTGGCATGGTAGAGCTTACTAACACGTGATGAACTACACAAAGTTCTCTCATGCAAGGAAGTATGGGTACAGGTCAGGCTTAGAAAAGAAACTTGCAGATGAGCTTAAGGTTTTAAAAGTAAAGTTTTCATATGAAAGCCTTAAGATAGAGTGGGAAGATCTAGCCTACCGTACCTATACTCCTGATTTTGTACTGAATAATGGTATAATCATAGAGTCTAAGGGGATGTTTACTGCTGCGGATAGGCGTAAGCACCTAGCAATTAAGAGACAACATCCTAAGTTGGATATAAGATTTGTCTTTGAAAACAGTAGAAGAAAGCTACGTAAAGGAGCGAAGAGTACGTATGGAGAGTGGTGTTATAAGTATGGCTTACTGTATAGTAACAGAGTCATACCTGAAGAATGGGTAAAAGAAAAAGGCAAGAACAAACACAAGAAGTTTATAGCCTTTACAGGAACTAAGAGGAGAATTGTATGACAGAAGAATTGATACCTGAGTTTGATCCTAATGATTTTGCAATACGATTGCGTCCTCATATGGTAGATGGCAAATGGAATGGTGATGTAGATATATGTATAATGTGGGATGACAAACACAAACTTACAGGAGAAGACTTTACAAAGCTGATGCATTTGACTAAAATGATTTGTGCTTCTGTACCTATGATGGAGTACGATGAAGCACTAAGAAGTGACATAAGTAATTATGTAATAGACTACGAGAATGATACGTTACCAAAGACACATATAACTGAGCCTGTTCAGGCAGAAGTAACTAGTGTAGATGGTAATGTAATACACCTAACATTTAATACTAAGACGAAAGGATCAGCATAATGGATACACTTACAATGGGCAATGAGACTATTACAATTAAAGATACCAGTGGGCCATTTTCATTCTCATCTTTTGATATGGTAAATCATCCACCACACTATAATCAAAATGGGGTAGAGTGCATTGACGCTATCAGTGCTGCTACAGGTAATAACTTTAAGTACTACCTACAAGGTAACATAATGAAATACTTATGGAGGTTTGATTACAAAGGTAAAGCTGTAGAAGATCTCAATAAAGCTAAGTGGTACTTAGATAAGCTAATAGAAGAGACTGAGAAGAATGAAGTGAGTGATTTAGCGGAATCATTTACATGAAAGTAAAAGTATTTATAACCTTAGACATTGACAAGGAGGAGTATCCTATGCCCTCTGATGGAGATGTTGCATCTGAAATAGATGATGGCTTACGTGACTACATCCATGATGTAGGAGGTTTAGAGGTATCATCATTAAAAATTACTATGGAGAGATAGACATGCACACAAATAACTATTTAAGTTCTGACTACCAAAATTTTATTGCACTATCACGTTATGCCAGATGGAGAGAAGGTGATCAGAGGCGTGAAGGTTGGTTTGAGACAGTGGAGAGATACTTTAACTATCTTGAGGACTATGTACGAGAGAATTATGGCTATATGATGCCTGATGATATACACAAGAAACTATCTAGTGCAGTACAGGACTTAAATGTTATGCCAAGTATGAGAGCGTTGATGACAGCAGGTGCACCATTGGATATATGCCACGTGCCTAGCTACAACTGTTCATATATGACAGTAGATACGCCAAGAGTATTTGATGAATGCATGTACATACTTATGTGTGGTACAGGTGTTGGCTTCTCTGTTGAGAAAAAGTACACAGAGAAACTACCCTTTGTTAATGAAGAACTCCACCACTCAGATACAGTAATTAAAGTAAGAGACTCACGTGTTGGTTGGGCAAAGTCTCTCAAAGAATTACTAGCTATGCTATACTCTGGTCAGATACCTACATGGGATGTCAGTGAGGTACGTCCTGCTGGTGCTAGGTTAAAGACATTTGGCGGTAGGGCATCTGGTCCTGCACCACTAGAGGATCTGTTTAACTTCTGCATTGAGAAGTTTAAAGGTGCAGTAGGACGTAGACTAACACCACTAGAATGCCATGACATTATGTGTAAGATAGGTGAGGTAGTAGTTGTAGGTGGTGTAAGACGTAGTGCATTGATCAGCCTGTCAGACATTGATGATGACCAGATGCGTCATGCTAAGTCAGGAGATTGGTGGAACAATGAAGGACAGAGAGCACTAGCTAACAACAGCGTAGCCTATGGTAATAAGCCTGATATGGGAACATTCATGCGAGAGTGGACAGCATTGTACGAAAGTCAGTCAGGTGAACGTGGTATATTCAACAGGCAGTCAGCACTGAAGCAAGCATCTAAAACTGGCAGAAGAAATGCTGATCATGTCTTTGGTTGTAACCCATGTTCTGAGATTATACTAAGACCATTTCAGTTCTGTAACCTGTCAGAAGTAGTCGCACGTAATACTGATACACTTAAAACACTTAAGGAGAAAGTAAAGTTAGCTACTATACTAGGTACATTACAATCTACACTTACTGATTTTAGATATCTACGTAAGATATGGAAGATTAACACAGAAGAAGAGAGATTGTTGGGTGTATCTCTTACAGGTATCATGGACTGCCCAATATTAAATGGTAAGCAACAAAGTATTAGTCTTCCTAAAGTACTAGAGGAACTAAAGCAAGTAGCTGTGGATACTAACAAAGAGATATCAGAAGCAATAGGGATTAACATGTCAGTAGCTATTACATGTGTTAAGCCATCAGGTACTGTGTCACAGTTAGTAGACAGTGCCAGTGGCATTCATGCAAGGCATAGCCCATACTACATCAGGACAGTACGTGCTGATAATAAAGACCCTATGACACAGTTCATGGTTGATATGGGTATACCTAATGAGCCTGACGTTACTAAGCCATTAGACACTACAGTGTTTAGCTTTCCTACTATCGCACCAACAGGGGCTGTGACACGTAATGATATGACAGCTATAGAACAATTAAATTTATGGCTAACATATCAAACACACTGGTGTGAACACAAACCATCTGTTACAATATCAGTTAAACAGAACGAATGGATGGAAGTAGGAGCATGGGTATACGAGAACTTTGATGATCTATCAGGCATTAGCTTCCTACCCTACAGTGAGCATGTGTATAAGCAAGCTCCCTATCAAGAGGTAGATAAGTCTACATGCATGGAGATGGTTAAGCGTATGCCAAGTAGAATAGATTGGAGTAAGCTATCTGACTACGAAAAAGAAGACGGTACATCTGGAGGCAGGGAACTAGCCTGTTCAGCAGGTGTATGTGAAGTTGTTGACTTAACTGCATAAGGAGTATACAATATGATTACACTAGATATAACAGACGATATGGTAGTAGAAGCTAGGCACAAGATGTTAGAGATGGGCACATTAAAGCAGTCCATCTTGAATGGTGGAGGTACACTAGCAGGTTTCATAGGGGAGCAGGTAGCTCTGAAAGTAATGGGAGGTAAGTGGTTGAACACTTATGACTATGACATCATGCTTGACAATGGTAAGACAGTAGACGTAAAGACAAAGCAGACAAGTGTACCTCCACTAAGTCATTATGAATGTTCTGTGGCTAAGTTAAATACCAGACAAAAGTGTGACATGTATGCCTTTGTACGTGTTAAGAAAGATCTTAGCACTGCATGGTTCTTAGGTAGTAAGGATAAGATAGAGTACTTTGATAAGGCTGTGTTTAAAAAGAAAGGCGATAAAGATGGTGACAATAACTTTGTTATCAGGTCTGATTGTTATAATATGGCAATTACTGAATTGGATCAACCGAATTAGCAGGGAGAAGTAGTATGCGTAGAGGACTAAACAAGAATGATGCACCACTAAAGATACAGTGGCGTAGAGGTTACGATGCTTTCTATAGGGGAGCAAAGTATACTAACCCATACAAAGAAAACTCCATGCAATCTAGAGAGTGGGAACGTGGTTATAACAAGGCCTACTTTGAGACACTACGAAAGGTAAAGCATGAAGAGCAACTTAGAACAGTCGGCACTTAACTGGTTGAAGGAGAGATATGCAATGTTAGATTTTAATGATTACCAAAAGATCGCACAGACAACAGCCATATATCCACGAGAATATAGAATTACATATCCAGCTTTAGGTTTGGTTGGGGAAGCAGGTGAGGTAGCCAATAAGGTAAAGAAACTTATTAGGGATGGTGAAGATACCATGCCTCACGATTGGAAGGAACAACTAGCATCAGAGATAGGTGACGTACTGTGGTACTGTGCAGCACTGGCATCTGATCTTGACATGTCGTTGAGTGTTATAGCTAAACAGAATAAGGATAAGCTAGAAGCTAGGTTAAAGAAAGGTACAATACAGGGTAGCGGAGATAAGCGTTAGTATGCTTTGTTAAGTGCTTTACCTATATCTATACCTATAGCAAAGTGAGGTACATCAGGTTCAATGGCTTGCATTTCATTGACAGTCTTGCCATATCTTTCTAAGTAATATTCATCGGCTAGTGATCTAGCATTTCTAGGAAGTCTTGACCAGTTAGCTCTGTCAAATGGTGTGTAAGCCTTATCTGTTTCCTGCCATGCTTCAGCTTCTCCTAAATCTTTTGCTATTCCACGTAGTTCTATTAGCATGTTATTCATGGCAGCTTTCTTTTTATTAGAACTATCTAAACCTTTATAATAATCAGTCTCAATAAAGTTACCTAGTTGATTCTCTACTAGTCTACCCATAAATCTTTTTATGTATGCATCTGCTGTTTTATCACCAGAGGGTGTTACTATATTAAAAGTCTCAAACCCATTCTTAGTTATTTCTTTTTCTACAGCAGTTTGTCTTTCTCTAAACTGTGGACCTAGCAGTGCCTTTACTAGTGGGCTTTGCCTATACATAGGTGCATCTCTAGTAGGACTCTCTGCTACTGGATCATCATCAGATCTAAGAGGATTGTATTTAGCCATAGGCATCTGTCTTAACAGAGTTCTACGTGTAGCATCTAATCCCCTCTCTATAGCACCCTCTCCTGTAACCTGTCTAGGATCACGTATAAGTGCCTGTTCTTTATCGAACTGTGCTAGTGTATCTGTTACTAGTTTAGCAGGTGTTAGATACATACTTCCCATTTCACCCACATACTTACCTACTATCTCAGATACTTTCTCTGCTTTAATATCTTTAAGATTACCTTCCTGATTAAGTAAATCAAAGAATGTATCTACAACATAAGAAGATGCACCTGTACGTAACTGTGCTCCTGTTAAACCACTTATAATCTCTTTAGTGCTAATCTTATCTGTTTCACCTCTAGCTATCTTAACTATTAGATCGGCCACTAAAAGATATGGTGCAGCAGGAAAGAATGGTCTGGTGTCAGTTGTGCTACCATCACCCTTCTCTGAGTTCTTCATTAGATACCAGTCAATGTCCTGATTCTCTGCTCTATACTTTATAGCTGCACCTAATGCAGCAGAACCTACAATAGACTTAGATAAGTTCTGTCTACCTTTTAACATCATAGCATCTGACATGGCATTAGATATGTCATCTGTTGCTTTAGATTTTCTGATTGCACCCATAGTCATTTGCATAAGTGCGTTAGGCATGTTTAGTGGGCTATATGTAAACTGCATCTGCATAGCATTTACCATAAACCTAGCATATGGATGTGTACCTGTACCCACAACAGGCACAAAAGGTAGGTTCTCAGTCATGCGTACAAAGTGATAACCTAGAGTATCACCAAACCTACCACCTGTTTGTTTAGGCATACGTGAGAATGTAAATGTCATAGCGTCATCAGCAGCTTTCTGCATAACACCTATAGGTACATTTTTATTCTGACGCATTATTTTAAATACATCTTCACCTTCTCTACGTAGTTGCTTCTCTACTGACGCATTAAATACAGCCCTTCTAAAGAACACATCCTGTGCAATGTTTAGACCATTAACTAGTCTTGCAAACTTACTTAATCCTTCATCACCACCTACATCCTGTAACGCTCTGTCTATCTGTCTTGCTAGTCTAGGCTGGTTCTGTAATAATACCTTTGCCATCTCTTTACTGCCAGAGACATTGTTAAGTGCTGCTATAGTGCCAAAGGTATCGCTTAGTATATCACGTAAACCTTGTTGTACACCTTTAAACGATGCTTCACCTTTAGCAGTTGCACTTACAGCCTTACCAAAGTGATATATACCACTCTCAATAAAGTCAGCAAATGTACCCATAGTTAGCACACTACCTGCTGTTGCTAAGTTACGTGCAGTAGTAGATATAGCAGATGTACCTATTGCTCTACGTTCTCTGTCAAATCTTCTGAGCAGATCATGCACTCGCCCTAATACAGATATAGTTTCACCATTTTTACCTGCCATGATGTCTAATCGTTTTGCTGCATCAGGGTCTATCTCTTTAAGTTTCTTCATTAACTTACCGATAGGTGAGTAAGCATTCATACCTTTTGCGTCATCGCTAACACTTTTCTGTGTAATCTGTGCAAAGTCTGTTACAGATAAACCTGCCTGTTTAAGAGCAGTTCCCAATACATCACCATCTATTACACCTTCTTTTTGTATTAACTCTGCCACTACCTCACTAGCTTTTTTATCAAGATCTAAATTTATCTTAGGTGCTAGTCCTCTAGCCACTAAGTCAGCCTGTTCTTCTAATATAGTTTTAGCTACGGCAGTTACTCTTTTTTGCAGTTCTATTTTTAATCTAGGTTGTAGCATGTCTGCATTATCTACGTTGCTAAGTTCAGACATTAATCTCTGACCCTCTATAGGATCAAATGCTACATTCTTATCTAGTTTGTTAGACATGTCTGCTTGAAAAAACACATCATCACTAACGTCATCTGCCCAATCATCAACCTGTTTATCTACTAGTTCATCCTGTGAACGATATAGCGTTCCATCTGCAACTACACCTTCTCTACCTAGCTTTGTTGTTTGTCTAGATGTTATACCACCAACAGCACCACCCAATACAGCACCTAAACCTGTTGCTAGTCCTGCTTGAGCTATGTCTATATCACCTTCTTGATATAGTTCATCATCTTCTGCCTGTCTCAGTCTTTGATAGCCTATGTTTTCTATACCTGTTTGTGCACCTGCACCTAATGCTGTAAATCCTATCTCTTTTGTAGCTCTTGATCTAGCTGCTTTTTCTGCTGCTTCTCTACCACCAGCGATAAGTGCCTGTTTGATAGCTACTGCAGCACCTCTTGTAGCTAGTTTACCTGCACCTAAACCTAATAAGTTGATGGGATCTGCTATAAGATAGAACATGGTGTCTCTAAGACCTTGAGCAAAGTCTGCACCACCCTCTTCAAAGATAGTAGGTAACCTGTCATCTATCTGTGCGTACAAGTAACCAAAGTTTTCTCTGTCCTCTTTAGACGCACCACGTAGATAGTCTATCTCTCCTGCTAAACCTATTGTATTATTCTCTACATATCTAAGATGGGTAAGAAATCTTTCTAAGTATTCTTTGTTTGTCTCGTCAGGTAACATTGCACCATTATCACCAAACCTAGAACTACTGTAGATTTTTAATCTTTCCATAAAGTTTTGGTCAGTGGCAAACTCATCAAATGATTTTTCTTCTTGCTCTAAATCAAATTGTTGAAGTGCACTACGATCAGACGTATCTACCTGTTCTTGTGTAACAGGTTGTATTTCAGGTTCTTCTGCCTCTGTACCAACTAAAAGCTGATTATAGTCTATTGTGCCTTGCTCTACCTCTTCTTCTTGAGGCACAGTTTCTTGCTCCACCTCAACAGTTGTTTCAGGTGTTTCTTCTTCCTCTGCTTCTGTGCCAACTAAAAGCTGTTCATATAATGCTGACATACTAATCCCTATGTTACTGGTGAAGACATTAAGCCTCTTCTGCCTTGTCGCCTAGCCTCTGCTTCTCTTTTTTGCATTTCTCTTTTACCTTTAAAAGTTCTATTGTATCTTTCAACAGAACGATCAAAGGAAGATGTAGGTAAAGGAGATGAAGTAGGCGTAGTAGGTATTTGATCTAGTGTAGCTAACTTCTTTCTGTCCTCTTTTACTTCTTCTAATAATTGTTTAGCCCTAGTTTCACTATGGCCCTGTTGTTTAAAGAGTTCTACAACAGTATCGTCTATTTTGTTTTCAGGAACATTAGCAGACTTTGTGTTTGTATACACTCGATTTACATTTTGTTTATTTAATTTAATTTTCCTACCCTTAACTTTACCTGTATCTGTACCTGCACCTTTATCTGTATCAGCTAATAAGTTTGATTTAGGTGGTAGAGCAGTAGTATCAACTGACACGCTACCCTGTGCTTCATTTATAAATCTAAGCACCCCTGAGTGACCCATTAACTCTGAGTTAGAAATAATTGCTTGTACTCCACTTGTACTAGCTCTAGGCAAATAAGCTCTAGCTACTTTCATAGCTTCACCTTCTCTAACCTTTGTAACTAGATTCATTTTTTCAGCACTATTCATAGCCTTTATAGCATTAATATCTACGCCAGAAACTTTAGATAGTGCCTGTGGGTTTATGCGTTCAGGCGATTCAACTCCTTTAAAAAACACCTGACTTGTTACTTTTTTATCAAGCTCTTTAAGTTTTGAGGTAATAGTACCAGCAGATATTTTGCCTGTTGTTTTATTTTCGTTTTCTATTTCCTCTATTTCTTTTTTTGCTTGTATACCTTGCTCATAAAGTTTTGCAGCAAGTTTATATTCATCAGAATCTTTACCAAAAGCATTTTCTGCAAATACCATTCTTTGAGAGGAACCAGCTATTAATGCGTCAGGACTTGTGTATATAGTTGTTTCAAACTTCATAGCTTCCTGACGTTTATAAAGATCTGTAGCCCTTGATCTAGCACCTAGTAGGTTATCATAAGTCTGTTGTTGTTTAGTGCTTAATGTATTATTTTTTATAGCCTCTGCATTTTTATTTTCAAAATCAAGAACATTACTAGTTGCTCTATTAAACTGTTGTAGTGGTTTCATCATTGGACCTCTAATAAGGCTCATATCTGCACCACCTGCACCAAACTGTAGGTCAGGTCTTTCTGTTTCTTTACCATATAGACCCATAGCCTTGCGTTCTTCAAAGCCACGTTGTAGTGTTTCTTTTGGATCACCTGTAAATAGACTAGCAATGCCTCTGTCAGACTTAACGCCAGTTAAGAACTCTGGTTCACCTAGCTGTATAGGTGCAACAATACCCTGTGCATACTCTAATTTAGTTTTAAGTGGGGCATCGGGATCAGTATTAACGTATTTAAAAAAATCTTTTGCATCTAGTCTATTACCACTTGCTCTTTCATCATCAAATGTTTTCATTAGCTGTCTTGTGCCATCTATTCCATTTTGATTAACATAGAAAGCAGCACGTTCAACAGCACGTGCATCATCACCAAACCTAGCAGCCAACTCTCCTATTAAAGATTCTGTTCGTTCTAGCTTATCAGATCTTTTCTCTTTTAACCTATAGTATTCCTTAGTGTGAAAGTCTAATGCTCTATCAGTAAGTAAGTCTACACGCTTTTGTTCTTCTTTTATAGACTTTGATACAACGTCACCAATACCTGCTGCAACACCCATAAAGTTAACCATTACTGTCTCCTACTCATTAGACCCATTACAGTACCACCTAAGTTTTCAGGCATCTCTTCTTCTTCACCTTCCATTCCCGGCACTGGTAACTGTTCCCTTTTTATCTTTTCTTTTGCACGTTTAACAGCTAGAGCTATTGTAGAGCTTCTAGTATCTTCATCATCCTGATCTTCTTCTCTACCTGTTGTGTACTCTATACCTGCTGTCTCTGCTATGTATGACATTAATTCTACAATGATTGGTATCATCAGTATGCCCACATCAGCAGAATGTTTACCCTCCATGACTGCACCTAGTTGCATAGCATTAGCTATGGTAGATAGTGGTATACCTGTCTCTATAACATCTAGTAATTGCTCTACAAAGTTAGGCTCTAGTAAACGTGGTACGTAAAACTCCATAGCCTGATCTACAGTATTGTACTGTGGAGGTTGTTGCCACGGCCTATTACCATACTCTGCTGTTAATCCCTGACCCGGTATAGGACCATCAATCATTAGTTCTTGCATCTCAGCCATCTTTTAAACCCTCACGTTTTTGTTTTATCATTTCTACTATCTGTGCCATACGCATGATAGGTTGCGTAGTATCACTCTCTTGTTTTCTTGTTTGTGTGCGTTGTAATAAACCTGCCTCTTGTTTTTTATTTGTTTTAGGCACAGATGGTATATTATTTATTACTTGTCTCGCTACGTTTATCATCAATTATCTCCTAACTAAAACTTAATAGCCCCTCTAAACCAGAGCTAACACTACTACCAAAGCTACTTAAAAAGCCACCTGCTGCACTACTACTAGGTGCAGTCAAAAATGTGCCAATTAAGTTACCGAAGCCTACAGATGAAGCAAAGTCATTTTTAAGTTCTGCTATATTAATATTACTATCAGCACGTAGTTGTTCGATGGCTAGATTTATAGTACGTGTTCTTTCGTTCTCTGCACTAGTCCATGCAAACTCCATAGCGTCAGAGTAATATTGCCACAGATCGTTGTAAGCTGTATTAGAAATATCTAACAATGCTTCAGCATTTAACTCATTTGCTCTGTTAGTAGCAGCAGTGTCAGCAGTAGCTATGGCTCTTCTCCATTGTGCATTGCTCTGATCAATAACTAATCTATTCTGTGCATTAAACTGATCACGTTGGTTGTTAAGCTCTGCATTAAATCTACCTACTGTATTTTCCTGTCCTGCATTAAACTGATTGATAGCATTTTTTTGTGCATCATTAAACTGACTAGTTTGTGTGGCTAGGTTAGCAAAGAACTGATTAGACTGATTATCAGATGTAGCATTAAACTGTTTACGTGCATTGTCAGCAGCAGCATCTGTAAACATAGACTGTATACGATTCTGTGCATTAAACAGTGTAGTCTGTTGTGCATTGCTTACATCAGTCAGATCTTTCTGTAAGAATGCTTGTGCTTCCTGTACAGCAGCCTGTTGTCTGTTATTAAGGTTTGCCATATCTAGCTGTGCTAATGAAGCAATCTCAGCCATCTGCACAGCCTGTCTGTTACTTAAATTATTTAGGTTCATTGTGTTTACAATGTTACTATTCTCTAGCTGTACCTGTTGCTGTGCTGTAAAGTTTTTATCTGCAATGTCAGATACTTTTGATGCATTCATTACACGAGATTGAAAACCCTGATCAAATTCCTGACCCATAAAATTAGCACGTTGTTGTGCATACAGCATAGCCATTTGTTGCCTGTTAGATAAATTTTGTCCTTCAAACTGTGCTTGTATCTGTGCATCTGCCTGTGCTATAGGTAAGGCTGATTCCATAGCAGCTTGCATAATAGCTTGAGCAGCTATAGATGATACAGGTAAACCTCTTCTTAGCATTTCAGCATTAGCAGCTCTCATTGCGCCAGCAGCCCAAGGTGGAGGATTGGAAGCATCAAAACCTTCTAATAAATTTTTCATTTGCCCAGCTACAGTTGCATTAGCTGTGGGATTATCTGACTGAGCTTTAATTGTTTCTATAAAATTAGCAGCATCAGATGCAACAGCAGTTGCTCCTACTGTTTCTGCCTCTGTTATAGCAGCACGTTGCACTTGTGTGCTAGGATCAATTGCTATACCTGTACCTGTCTCAGCAGTCTGTCCTGTTACAGCAGAGGTAGTTTGTTGCGCTGCATCTGGTTTAGCTTTAGTAAGTGACATAGTACGTCCAGTAGTTGCATCTGTCACACCTTGAACACCAGTTGCTGTGCCTGTTGTATCTGCTACCTGTGCTACTGTACCTTGTGGTGTAGCTGTAGCACCTGTTGGTGTAGTAGCAGTAGTGGTTGTTGCGGTACGATCACCTGCTACCTGTCCTGTAGTAGTTGCTACATCTGTACCTTGTGTAATTGGTATACCTTGTGCTGTAAGTTTAGTATCACCCGATAGTGTAGGTCTTTCCATACGAGCAGTAGATATATCACCTATAGATGTTAAACCTGCATAGGGAGATTGCGGTGGTACAAGTGCATCTATCTTAGGTCTTTTGTTCTGTAGCATCTCCTGTCTACCAAACTGTATAAAGTGTGCTGTTAAATCGTAGTCACTTAAGTTTGCAAGATCAGGATTATTATCTCTATATATTTGCAACTGTTCAGCATTTAATATCTGTGCATTTCTATCAAAGTTAGTAGCACCTGATGCTCCACCAATAGCTATGTATGTTGTACGTAACTCTCTTGGTGTCATATTTTGATATGCTGGATTAGAATATCTAAATGCTTCTAATTGTTGTGGTGTTAGATCAAATACTACAAGAGGTGGTCTAGCACCAGATGCTATTTCATTTCTACCAAACTGTGCATAATGTGATCTAGCTTCAGCTAAAGTATCTACGCCAGCTGCACGTAAGTCAGGAAACTGATCTAAGTAATCCATAATAACTTCATCTGGTGCATCATCAAAGTTAGTTGGTATTAGTGACAAACCAGTTAAAGGATTAATTCTATTATCATTACCAAAAGCATCATAGTGTGCCTGTGCTAATCTTTGGTTTTTCTCTTGCTCAGTTAAACCCTGTAATGATGCTGGATCTAAACCAAATGTATCACCTGCATTGATAGCATTTACAATGTCAGGTCTATTTGCTAAGTATACACCACCATCTACAATTGCACCTTGTCCGGGTATTACAGTTTGACCTGCTCCTGCTCCTGCATCTGTACCTGCTCCTGCATCTGCTCCTGCATCTGTACCTGCTCCTGCATCTGCTCCTGCATCTACATCTACACCTTCTGGTCCATCAGGTAGACCCGGAACTGTTGTAACTCCCGGTCTATCTTCACCACCGCCAAACCTTGTGTAATGTTCTACTGCGTACTGTTGGGCTGTAAGATTAGGATCAGCTTGTTTTCTTTGCTCAAAATCAACTGCTAAATCTGGATTAATATCTGGATTAATATAGTTTTGAGGAGTAAAATTTGTAGGTACAGAAAAACCTGTTACATCTTGTCTATCTTCACCACCACCAAACTTTTGAAAGTGATCAGCTGCACTAGTAAACTGACCTGCCTCTACGGCTGCTTTTACATCTGGATTAGATGCTAAATACGATTCAGGATTAAAACCTTGTGGCAAATTAAAACCACCAGCTTGAAAGTTACGTACATAACCACCACTAGCCATGAGCATAGCTTTGTTTACGTAGCTATTCATCATCTGTTGTTTATCTGGATTTTTCTGTAAGTATTCTTGAAAGCCTGTCATTGGACCTGTATAGCCCATTCTGTCAGCCATCTTACGCATTCCTGATTCTTTAAAACCTGCTAATTGTGCCATCTTATATTACCTTTTTTCTAGTACTTTATCTAACTTATCCTCTAACCTATGTAGAGCTTCTGTAACCATACGCATATCTTCTCTTAACTCCTGTTTAGTAGAGTAGTCTTCCCTAGTTCTATTTAAAAGTATATCTATGCGTTTAACCTCTGCCATGAGATTTCTGAACATCCAAATGGCTGGGCCAATAACCAGCGTTAGTACTACGTTCCAAAAAATTACTGGCGATATTTCTTCCATTAGTTATTAACCCTTCACTATAAGTTCTGTTGCCGATATTGCAGTTCCAGCTACTACACTAGGATCATCTGCTGTTGTTCCTAACGTACCATCAGTCTGTACATAATATGTCTGACCTGCTGTTAGACCTGATTGATCTTTATTTACTGTGCCAACCACATCTATTGTAGCTTCTGCTGTATCGGGATATGTACCACCTGATGCTAATCCTATATAGTTTTCTGAAGTGAGGTTTGCTGTTGATCCAGAAGTAAAGGCAACGTACAAACCATAACTACTAGAGCCACCTTTAAAACTAAAAAACATTTGATTTGTATCAGGATCATAATCCATTCCGGGAGAAACAAACTGAGTTGTTTCAAACTCGTACCCACTGCCAAAAGTTATTGATGTACCCGATATTGTTCCTTCGTAAGCAAAACCATCATCACCGCCAGCAGCAGAAGCATCTCTGCAAATAATTATTGTTTTATTAGTATCAGGATTATAATGTGCATCAATTATATTAGTACTTGCATTTTGAAAAACCGTTTCTGATCCAAAACTAATTCCTGTTCCAGAAACCGTTCCTACAATCGCTGTTCCAACACTTGAATTACCATTATCACAATAGGCTATAACAACTTTATTAGCAGTAGAATCAAAAGCAAGAGTTTGCCATGTTGCTACAGCACTTTGAAAAACTACCTCTGTTCCAAAACTTATATCTGTACCACTAACCGTTGCGACAACAGCAGTGCCGTAATTACTATTGTTTCCATCATAATATGCAAAAACAACTTTATTATTACTACTGTCAAAAACAGATGCACATCCATAAGCAGATGCACCTGCAAATTGCACTGCCGTACCAAATGATATTGACGTTCCGCTAACTGTACCTACCCTTGCTTTAGTGACGTTGTTAGTTTGATCATCAGCAGAAACAACCACCTTGTTTGAATTTGAATCAAAAACACAAGTTTCAAAACCTGCTGTTTGGCTGTCACCATATTGAACAGCAGTACCAAAAGTTATACTATTGTCAGAGGGATCAACATTTCCTACAATAGCTTTTGCGTAATTACTATTATTACCATCGTGAAATGCAATAACAATTTTATTATTACTACTATCAAAACAACCTCTTATATTAGTTGAACTATCAAGAGTAGTTACATCACCTTCTTCAAAAACCACTGGCGTACCAAAAGATAAAGATGTTCCACTGACTGTTCCAACAATCGCTGTTCCTTTACCTGAGTTACCTTCATCTCCATATACAATGACTACTCTATCAGAATTAGTATCATAAATGACATCACTATGCGTTATGTTAGCACTTTCAAATGTAGCAGGAGAACCTGCATTGGCAGCAACAAATGATGCACTAACAGTACCATCAGCATTTACAACTACAGGCTTACCATTCGTAATCGCACCAGATGCAACAGCTTTATATTTACCTGCTTGTTTAGGGGGAATGTATGCTACCATTTCTTACCCTTTCACAATCAGTTTGGTTGCAGTTACAGCAGTACCAGCTACGACTGAAGGATCATCTGCTGATGTACCTAGCGTACCATCTGTCTGTACAAAATACTGTTGGGCTGGTGTTAAGCTACTCTGGTTTTCATCAATAGCACCTTTAGTATTTATCGTAACAGGTTGCCCAGTAGCTACTGTATCTTCTGCAAAGCCTATAAATGCTTCCGATGTAGATGCTGTTAAGTTAGTTGATACAGAAGAAGGTGTGTATATTTGTTGATTAACATTTCCAGAAACATCTACATAAGCAATAATGTTTTGATTGGTATCTGGATCAAAAACAGTTACTGCATGAAATGCTCTAGTTGAACTATTAATATTTGCTTCTGTTCCAAAAGATATAGAAGTACCAGAAACTGTACCTTCTATGGCGTATATTCTCTCAGCACCAGATAACCCACCTTTGTTAAAGAATACATTCATTTTATTTGTATTGGAATCAAAAGCTATTGCATTATTATATTCAGTACCAACTGCACTAAAAACTACCTCTGTTCCAAAACTAATTGTTGTTCCAGAAACCGTACCTACAATAGCAGTATTGTAATCAGAGTTACCTTTATCTGTATAGACAATAACTACTTTGTTAGTGTTACTATCAAAAGCAATACCTATGTTTTCTGTATTAGCTGCATTAAAAACTACAGGTGTTCCAAATGTAATGCTATCACCATCTCCTGCAAAGGTTCCTATTACAGCAGTACCATGATTAGAATTACCAGCATCTCTATATACAAATACTACTTTATTAAGATTACTGTCAAAACAAGCATCTGCAATAAAACTATTAGAACCAGAACTTGCTGTACATGAATCAGTAAGTTCTTGATTATCACGCCACGTTATTGAAGTTGCACCATTTATTTCACCTGTAATGCAATGCAACATATCACTACTTCCGCTAGTAGAACCAGATGCTATATAAAATAATGCAATGCGATTTTTATCATTATCAAATGTGATTGCTACAGGAGAAGAACTGGCACTTCTATAATTAGTTAATCCACCAGAAGAAGCTGTAGTTCCAGATCCAGAAATAATTACAGATCTTCCATAACCACTTTGGCTATTATCCCTAAATGCAACTAGAGCCATATTGTTATTAGAGTCAAAAGTTATTATAGGATAATATACATTGCCATCGTGAAATGCGACATCACTTGATTTTGATACATCAGTTCCAGAAACTGATAATATATTTATGTTTCCATTAGTGCTATCTGCATCATCTCTATAAACGATCATGCCTTTATCTCTATTTGTATCATAAGCTAAACGATATTGCGAACTATAACTATCTGCTGCTCCAGTATTTATAGCTGTTCCTACAGACCCTGCTACTGAAACAGCAGTTGCACTAATCTCACTTACAGTACCATCAGTATTCACAACTACAGGCTTACCTCCAGTAATAGCACCAGAGGCTGTTGCTTGTGTCTGCCTAGATAGTTGTGGGTTATTACCAACGATACGCATAATTATTATAGCTCAGAGTTAGGATCTACCCAATTAGGATTGTTAGTCCAATTGGTTCCATCAAAGAAGTGTTTGTTACCTGACCAACCATCAGGTGCAGTTACATCTTCATGCAGTGTTGCATTGCTACTGTTAAGATCGGCAACGTAGAAATCTACTGGATCACTTCCTACAGTGATTTTATCAGATCCCATAGTCACTGGTTTATTATCAGCGAATACATATTTACTTAGGTTTGTTGAGTTCTCTACGATTGTCTTAGCCATGTGTGTATTATCCTTTCACAATTATATCACTAGCACCTATTGCAGTTCCTGCGATTACGGATGGATCATCTGCGCTAGTACCCAATGTTCCATCTGTTTGTACGAAATATTGTTGTCCTATAGTC